TAAATGGTAGTAATATATCAAAAGCATATACATCAACCAATGCGAACACTGCAACCATATCACTGGATAGTGCTTTCTATGTGGGCGCGTCTGGTTTTATACCTAATGGTAACTCTCAAATTGCTACGATAACGGCATATGCATCCGACACTAGTAAATTTACATTTGCAAAAAATAGCGGTATAGATACAAATAAGATTAATATTGGCGATGCACTGCACATTGCACCTCAATTAGTGTTTAATGGTGATGGAACTGGTGCAGTTGCATATGCAAATGTTTCTACTGTTGATGGTTCTATAGAACGAATAAATATGATAGAAACAGGATCCCTTTACACAACAGCAAATGTTACGATTACTGCTAATAGTGTTGGATCAGGTGCTAATTTAACACCTATGATTTCACCACCGGGTGGTCATGGTAAAGATGCTATTAAAGAACTTGGTGGTACAAGCGTTATCGTTAACGCTGAGTTTGAACCGGGTACAATAATTTCAGACACTACAACATATAGAGTTATTGGTCTTTTATTGGATCCTCTAAATGCTAATGGTAGTGTGGCTACAGGAGAAATTTACAGAACAACATCTGTATATGGATATTCTGGTCTTTCGGGTGGACCATTTCAAGCCGATGAAACAATTACATCAACGGCTGGTGGATCTGCTGTAATTGTAGAAGCGAACTCAACAGTTTTGGAAGTAACAGAAGTAGACGGTTTGTTTCCAGTAAGTAATACGATTACTGGTTCTACATCAGGAGCACAAGCAACAATCGCCAACACAACGGGGTCCGAATTGAATTATTTTAGTGGTTCTTTCATCTACGTTGAAAACAAACAATTTACACAACGGGATCCTGCTCAAACAGATGATTTCAAACTGGTAGTAAGATTTTAAAGAGAAAAAAATATGGCAACTGGCAACACATCAACACTAACAACAAATTTCAACGTTGATCCGTATTATGACGATTTCAATGAAACGAAGAATTTTCATAGAATTCTTTTTCAGCCAGGCGCTGCTGTACAGGCGAGAGAACTAACTCAACTTCAAACAATACTTCAAAACCAAATTGATAGATTCGGTGAACATATTTTTGTGTCTGGTACACAAGTACTTGGTTTGGAGTATAATTTCGATTTTGATTATAATTATATTCAATTACAAGACACGGATCTAGCTGGTAACCCAACTAATGTTTCACAATACGTTGGTAAAACCATCGATGATGATGGCATTCCTGGTCTTACTGCGTTTTGTGGTTTTGCTACGGATGGTTCAGTAGCTGGGGCCCCAAATCTCAAGACAATTTATGTCAAATATCTGTCTACATCTACGGACGGTACTAGGACTACGTTTGTATCAGCTAACACAATTAATGTTTCAGACACTAGAACGGTCAATACGGTGGTCGCGACCACCAGTAATTCTCAGACCTCGACTTTCGGCACAGCGCCGTTAGGCAGAAGTACAGCAATATCTTTTTCCGAAGGCATTCTTTTTGCTAAAGACCATTTTATTAGAGTTCCGGCACAATCAATTATCGTTGCAAAATATGACCCGGCTGGCACATACAGAGTTGGTTATGTAATCAACGAAACAATTGTTAAGTCTGCAACTGATGATTCGTTGTTTGATCCCGCTAGTGGATTTAGTAATTATCTCGCACCCGGAGCTGATAGGTTAAAGTTGGATCCGGTGTTGACGGCTTATCGTGAGGATTCGAATCCGGTCTATGATGAAAGTGATACTATAAGTGACGATTTTGTTGAAATGTTGTACATTAAAAACGGTATTGTACAAAAGTCTATAAACTATACGCAATACTCAGCAATTCGCGATTATATGGCTAGACGTACGCATTTGATAAATGGCGATTTCTTCGTAGACGGAATGAATACGCGACTCAGGGAACATTTGAGAGAATCGGGTAATGAAGGCGTCTATCTAACAGGAAGCACACAAAAACTTTCTTTAGACGTAGAATCTGGAGCGGCTTTTGTAAAAGGTTATGATATCGAAACAGATGTAACACAACACGTTGATATCGATAAGGGAACAACTTTTGTTACACTTAATGAAGCAAAAATTTCCGGTAGTTATGGAAACTATGTTCTCATCACAGATGTTGTGGGTCAAATAGACGCTGCTGATCAAGAATTGGTTTATATTTACGATCAACCACAACAAGCAGTTACGAATAGAAGTTATGAAGGCACAATAGCACTCAACGGTAATCGAATTGGTTCCGCGAAGACGAAAGCAGTTCTTCATGAATCTGGGTTGCCTGGCTCTAACACAGCTCAATTCAGATTGTATCTATATGATATAGACATGACTGATGGTGTTGGAGCTGCAAATAATTTTTCTGTAGCTCGATCAATTGTAAAAACTGGTCCCGCGGGTTCCTTTGCAAACCTGTATGCAGACATTGTTTTATCTGACAGCAAAGCAAAGATATATGAAACAGATCGTAATGTTTCTCTCTTCAAGGCACCGGCAAATTATTTGAGAGCATCCAATCCGAATGGAAATGGAATGGATTTCGATTTCATTGGCGAAACAACGGCAACATTTTCTGCTGGTGTGGCAACACTCAGCGGTTCTGCTCTTGGAACTGGAACAACGTTTGCATACGGTGACGGAAATCTCACTACAACACAAGAGCGAGAGTTTTACGTTTCTGTAATTGGAGGAGCAAACGCAACTAGTACTTTCGTTGCAACAGCAAACATTGCCGCCGGAGCGATTGGAGGAACAACAGCAAACCTTTTTATTGAATCTACCGCAGCTGAGGTACTAAAAGTTAATGATGAAATATTTGTCGGTAGCAGTAGACATTTTGTTACGAATGTAGATAGTAGTTATGGGGCTAGTTTAGGAAGAGTTGGAATAGATGGCGCAAGTCCACCTACGGCTGCTGATGGCCAAGCCGTGAAGTATATATTTCATGCAGGTAAAGTAATTGACATGGGAGCAGCAACGTCCAACGTTGTCATCTCTAGCGCCGGCGGCATTGCTACTTTGGATATAACAGCTGACGATACCCTTATGAGTAATCCGAGTGCTGACGTTACTGCATACGTACTAGCAAAATATTCCTCTAATAACAACACTGGTAAAACTAAAACAGTTGAGAAAAATGCTTATACAATATTAGACCTTGCTGACCATCCCGGTGGAAATAATGGACCATGGAATCTCGGTGTTGGCGATGTATACAACATCAGCGAAGTAAGATTGAAACAAGGTGGAACATTCGGGAGTGCAACGGACGGTACAGATGTCACTGTGTATTTTGAACTAGATGATGGCCAAAAAGATAATTTTTATGATCATTCCAGATTGAAATTTAAAAAGTGTGCTTCACTAACGCTGACCGCGGCCGATGACCTACTTGTCAAATTAGATAGATTCAAACATTCGGGTAACCCACAGGCAAGAGGATATTTTTCAGTTGATTCGTATCCGACTTCAAATGTTACACCTTTGGCGACAAGCAAAATAAGATGGCAGGAAATACCGCTTTATGTGTCGCCAACTACTGGTAAAAGTTATGATTTACGAGATCACATAGATTTTAGACCTCTAGTTAGTACGACAGCTGAACCAAATACAAATTTTGCTAGTGCGCCAACATTAGGTACCAATGCTGTTGCGAATACGATTGTTACAGAAGATGGTACTATAGTTCCGACAAATGGGTTGAGAATGATTTGGCCAAACAGTTTGGCTGAATTTGATTTACAATACTATCTCAGTCGTATCGACATGGTATCACTAACACCAGCTGGCGTGTTTGAAGTTACAAAAGGAAAACCGGCCATAGCTCCTGTTCCGCCAACGACACCCTTGGAAAATATGTTCATTGCAAAAGTCAATGTAACACCATATCCATCTTTGTCTGATGCCTCGGGTAGAATTTATGACAGACAAGACTTGGTTTCAACTATTGAATCGCATCGGACAGAAGGGTTTACGATGCAAGAAATTGGTGAAATTGAAAGTAGAGTTGATCGTTTGGAATATTATACCAAACTTTCAATACTCGAAATGGAAGCAACAAATCTCAAATTCTCAGACGCGAATGGTTTGGATAGATTTAAAAATGGAGTTTTGGTTGATAGTTTTATTGGACATAATATAGCAAATGTTTTCGATAATGATCATACTGTATCCATCGATAGAGACAAAGCCGAAGTCAGACCTTCGTTTTTGTTAAACAATCTTGGTTTGAAATGGAATCAACTTGAAAGTACCGATGTAACAAACAGAGCTAATAACGCCATAATTACAATTGGCACGGCTAACACATACAGTAACGGCACTACTGTAACTTCATTTAATGGTGCTTCGTCTGGTAAAGTGGATTATCAAGTTGGTAATAAGATTTATCTCAGTAATACCTCTGGTCCATGGACGGGATCAATAGATGGAGATACTATCACGGGAACGCGATTTGTTGCAAACGGTGATTATATTACTTTGAATTATCACTCTGTAATTTCAGTACAACAACCTTGTTCTACATCACCAAGAAACACAACAGGTTCAGGCAACACAAACAACTTCAATTTTGTGGGAACTTTGTTCATAACGCCGGATATGGATTATTGGTGTGATTCGGACGGCAAAGTTGAAATTGACGCCAACTTCGACAATGCACTTGATAACTGGGAATATGTACGTAGACCTTTCAATACGGAATGGAATTCGTGGCAAAACGCTTGGTATGGTAAGAAAATACACAGAAAGAAATTTGGACTAAAAAACCGAAGAAAGAAGAATGTCGAACCAATAGGCGACATCGAAAAACGTACAGGTATCTTGAAAACAGGACTACCTGTTGAAAGAAAACGTAAGATGGCTGGTGAAAGAGAAATCGACACCAACCTGAACCCTTTCATGAGATCACAGATAATTCATGTTGGTGGATATGGGTTTAAACCCAACACCAGAATGTATGCTTTCTTCGATGGCGCAAATGTTGCTTCATACATTACGCCTATTGATCCACCGGCTTCTTTGACTGCAAACACAATACTAGGCAACAAAGCCATGCGTGTTATGAGAAGGCTTGCTACAGATGATCTTAGGCGAGCATTCGAATCTGCAAACACGGCAAACGAGGGAGCTGAACTGACAACAAACTCAGACGGTGAGTTGTTCTGTTTGTTCAGAGTTCCTAACGAGGACAACCTTAGATTTAGGGTTGGTTCTAAGATTCTACGTTTTACCGATCAGCCCAACAACGTTAGTGCTAACACAACTACATCTGGTGAGATTCGCTACACGGCAAAGGGTAATTCTCTTATAAGTCAGGAATCTATCGTTGCAACAAGAGCTCCACAAAAAGCTCTAAGAAGTATACGTGAAAATAGAACAACTGTACAGAGGCCTACGGTAGACAGAGCAATACAAGGTGACACTACTGATTTAGGTTATTGGAGAAACGATCCGTCCGATCCGTTTGCACAATCGTTCAGAATAGGCGATACGGATGATAGTAAAGGTAAATCTGGATCGTTTGTTACCAGACTGGACCTTTTCTTTGAGACTAAGGATAACACAAGACCGGTTACAGTGGAACTGAGACAGCTCGATCCTTCAGGAAGTTATGTTACTGACAAAATTGTACCTTTCTCTCAGATAACTTTGGATGCTGAAGAAATCAATACCAGTGCTGACGGTTCAGCGCCTACTCCAGTTTATTTTCCAACACCAGTTTACTTGTTGAGAAATGTTTACTATGCATTTGTAGTCAAACCCGGTGATTCGAATCCTAACTGCAACATTTGGGTTGCAAGAACCGGTGAACCGGATCAAGAAAAAGGACGTACAGTTAGTAAGAGATCAGACGTTGGTAAGTTATTTGTACCTTCTTCACAAGATCGTTGGTATGCAGTTGACAGTGTAAATGTTAAATTCGATTTGTACACGGCAAAATTTGTTACTGGAACAAAAGGACAAGCAAAATATTACAATGAGAATCTAGAGTTTTTGACTGTTGAAAACGGTAATACATTCCCCGTTGTTGGTCAAACGGTGCATGGTGAAACAACGATTACACTTAACGCAAATGTTGATAGTGTTTCGGTGGGAAGTTCTTTTGGTAACGGTTCCGTAAATGGAACAGTAACTTTTGTAAGTGCTGATTTCAAAACATTGAGACTGAAAGATGTTACCGTTGGTACTACCGCGCCCAATACCTTTACCGTTACGACTGGACTCGCGCCTGAGTTGACCACGGGTGCCGTTGGACTTTATGACGGTAGCAGTCCGGTTACTAATATGACATCGAACATAATTTCTGTTGATACACCGACCGCCAAAGTGCTTAGGTATGATAACTTTAATGCAGCTTCTAACTCTACATATCTTATTCTATATGATTCAGATGCTGATCCATCTAGTGCCGCAACTAAGTTTGATGTTAACGAACAAATTAAAGTACAGGACAACACAGGAAATACAATTATTATTACTGACGTAAGAAAAGTTGGAGCAGATGCACTTAATCTTTCTGCTGATTATTTGATATTTGAAGATACGTCAATAACTGCCAATGCGTTCTTGAGAAGCACCGCTAACACTAGAAACGAATTTGCAATAGAAGAAAATGATAATACATATTTCAGTTCTAGACGTTTGATTTCGAGTAAATCGCTTATAAAAGACAGCGCTGAATTTACTTTCTATCTTGACAGTACAAACGATAAAGTATCGCCAGCATTGGACAACGGTAGATTTAATTTCTTGGCTGTCGATTATTTGATTAGTGCAAACGTGTCAAACGAGACTGATCCGTGTGGGGGTGGTGCTGATGCGAGATATATTTCTAGAACATTGACACTAGCAGATGGTCAAGATGCTGAAGATTTGGTTGTTAAGTTCAGTGCATATAAACCAGCAAATACTGACGTTCTTGTTTATTACAAGATTCTCAACAAAGAAGATAGGGATTTGTTTGAAACAAAACCATGGGTACAAATGGATCAAAGTACGTTATCATCCGTGTACTCTAGTGAAGACGATGAAGAAGATTTTCAAGAGTATGAATTTGTTGTTCCTGCAGCAAAACTTACTGGATCTTCAAACGAAATACAATATGAGAGTTCTGGTGTTACATATACGGGATTCAAACATGTCGCTATTAAATTAGTACTAACTGCTGAACAAAACGTTTTACCAAGAGTTCCAAGAGTTAGAAAACTAATGTTAGTTTGTCTTCAGATATAATGTATAGTAAGGTATCAAATAATCCAAGTTTGTTGAAAGACACAAACAACGGTGGTTTAATAAACGTTGATAATTCTGCTTTGAGAGATTACAAAGAAAAAAAACGTATCTTTCAAAAAAAGGATAAAGAAATTGAGTTGCTGAAAGAAAGCATTAATAGTTTGAATAAGGATATAACAGAAATTAAACTGTTTTTGAATCAACTGATAAATAAAGAATAAAAGATTAGATAAGGTAACGTAAAAATGGCATTGTTTTTTCAAGGTACGCAAATTGCAAATGTAAATTTGTCAGACACCTTCAACCAATGGTTAAACACAACAAACGATACATTGGCTGCTAGTGTTAGTCAAGGTTCAAATAATACATTTACTGGTGAAAACACCTTTGCAAACAATGTTACTGTATCTGGAAATACGACCTTTTCTGCAAATTTGGTTTCTACAGGAACATTTTATACCAACACATTACATATTAACGGGGCAAATGTAACTGCTACCGCAGTAGAACTTAATAAGCTCGATGGTGTAACTTCTACTACAGCAGAACTCAATATACTTGATGGAGTGACTGCTGATGCAACAGAACTTAACTACAATGACGGTGCTTCGCCAGGCGTTATAACGGCGAGCACAACGTTGGTCGCTAATGGTGACGGTACACTTAATTTTCCGACAGGTACACTCAAGTATAACGGGACTATTGTAGATCCTGTTAGTGTATCAGATTTTTCTGTTACAACTAACTCGCCAAGTGGCAACGGTAGTTTATCGTATAGTAGTAGTACGGGTGTTTTTACGTTTACACCGGCAGATGCAACACAAGGATCTGGAGGCGGCGGTGATGCGGCCACTTTAGATGGTTTGAATTCTACACAGTTCCTTAGATCGGATGCATCTGATGCTTATACGTCAGGAACGTTAACGCTTAACAGCGGTACAACACAACAATTCAATAGCACTACAGTTAATTTTAGTTCAGGCACTACAGTTAATTTTGATAGAACAACAGGCACAGCCCCTTTTACTGTTGATTCTGGAACTGTAGTTACGAATCTAAATGCCGATCAGGTAGACGGTCTTGAGGCTTCAGAATTTTTAAGATCAGGTGCTACCGATGCCTATACTTCAGGCACATTGTCTTTCAATGCA